GCAAACGGGACGATCTCGCTCACGCTATTGATCCCACCAAACGTATCTTTCTTATCAACGTCCCCAGAGGAAACATGGAGTTTCTCCAGTATTCTATCCTGGAACAATTGAAGGATCAAATGATCTTCTCACCTAAGTATGAGTCTCAGATGAAGACTCTACCAGAACCTCCACATGTAATCGTATTCTCCAATGAACATCCAGACTTAGATAAGATGAGCAACGACCGTGCTCTAGTAACTGAACTTAACTAGGGATAGGGGATAGGATTGACGATGTCGAAGGCTCCGAAGCAATCCGAAAGGGGAAAGGGAGTCGGGACACCTCACGCAGCCTCTTAGTCTCCCTGCACCCGCGCCCCTAATTCTTAGGGTCCTTAAAATATGAAATAACACGCACTTTGGCAGTGTACTGTCCAACCTCAACGACTTGACCACTCTCTGAGTCCATCTTGTCAGCCCAATGAACAAGCCAAACTTGTCCGTCTTCTGGTTGATTACCAGTAGCATTATCGAACCTGAACTGTCGATTGATCTTGCGATACCAATCCAATGTCATGTAGTTCCTTCCAGTCAGGGCAACCTTATTGCCACCAACCGCAGATCCTGGGATCAGCTGGTATCTCTTGTGTTGAAAAACCGCATACTTGTCCGTGTTAATCGGAAGCGTATGGAACTCACAAGCATCCAATGTCGTATCAAAGTTAACCGATCTTGCAAGACCTCCTTCAGCACGGAAGAAGTCCGTCGTAGATATACTTGCTTCTTGAGATCCACCCTTGAATGCAATAAGTGCAACATTCAAATACAAGTTGTCGTTACTCGTATTCGTAAACTGCATACACATTTTACAACCACGGATATTGACGAGCTGACGCTCCCGATCATTGATATCAGACCCTTGAGAAAGTCTAACCAGATCATAAAGATACAACGAACGCGTATCCCTTGAGAGTACTGCAGTGTTATGCGACTCGTCTCTCTTCGTTGTTCCAAGCCCGACTGGATTACCAATCCTCTTAAATGAAAACTTCGCCTTCCGAGCTGCCCAGCGCGCTCCACGATATCCTAAATATGCTCCAGTAGCATATGGACTAACACGCCGGGCCACTCTTGCGAAACTTCCCAATGCACCTCGATATGCCGCCCTGCGCGATATCCGACCTCCAATGCGACGCCGGACCCTCCGAATGCTCGGCGGGCTGACAAACCGTCTCTTCACCATAATTATTCAAATTCAAATCAATCGTACGAAAACGTGACTTCCCGGACTATGCGATCGTGTCAAAAATAATGGCATCAAAAAACGAAAGCCTTGGGCTCATAATTTCCCCAAGGCAACCTCTGTACCCAAACCATGCCTCGCTCTCCACGCTCTCGTCGCTGGTGTTTCACCATGAACAACTGGACCCAGCCCATGCTCGATCAACTTCTGATCCCTCGTCCTGACCTGACCTATCTTGTGGTGGGCAAGGAAGTCGCTCCGACCACGGGGACCCGCCACCTTCAAGGATTCGTTATCCTCGCAAACCCTCAACGCCGTCAATGGCTAGTCGATCTTCTCGGGCAGGCCCACTACGAAATCGCTCGCGGCACCTCTGCTCAGTGTGCCGACTACTGCAAGAAAGATGGAGACTTCATCGAAGAAGGAACCTTCCCTGCCTCTCAAGGAAAACGCTCCGACATCGACGCCGTCATCGAATGGTGCAAGGACTTCGTCAGTGACAACAAACGCGCCCCCAACGACCGCGAGCTTGCCGAGCATCAGCCGAAGGCCTTCCTTCTATACTCCAAGCGCCTCTCCAACCTTTGTAAAGCACTGGCGCCCCCCCCCGTTATACGAGAGGGCACCCCCAACGAATGGCAAAACGGACTGGTCGAAGCTGTACAGGACGAGTCTGACGACAGATCCATTATCTTCTACGTCGACGAAAACGGTGGTAAGGGAAAAACCTGGGTCCAACAGTATCTAGTAACTAAACATCCTGCCGAGGTTCAAATCCTCGGTATAGGCAAACGGGACGATCTCGCTCACGCTATTGATCCCACCAAACGTATCTTTCTTATCAACGTCCCCAGAGGAAACATGGAGTTTCTCCAGTATTCTATCC